TCAGGATAAAATTCTAAAATATCATCATTATCCCAACACATCTCTTCATAAATCATATTAAGTTTCTTCATGTCTTGATACATATCTGATGGTCTATCGTCCATTAAAAAACTCCTATGTTGTAATTGAAGAGAAGTAATTCTTTTCTTGTTTTTTGATTTCTCATATACTCTCCTACTGAACGCATAGTATATGTCAAATCAAATTCAGCACAATTCCAATCTTTAAATCTGTCTTTAACTAATTGGTCTGAATTGTAACTTATAAGCATCTCTGAATTATATATTTCACAATTTTTTGCAAAGTCATCGTGGTCAAACTTTTTATGCATAGAACCCTTCTTACCATACAAATTATCCTTGATATCATATGGTGGATCAAGATATACGAACGTTTTTTCTTTATCTCCTAACAAATGATGATAGTCTACATTAGTGATATACCAATCTTTAATTAACTTACTATAAACTGGTAACTTATCAATACCTCTCATTGAAAAGTTTGCATCACTTGCTTGTTCTGAAAATGATGATGATTCTGTAAGACCACTAAATGAACATTTGTTTATGATGTAAAAACAAACAGCACGGTCTTTGTCTGACACATCTAAGTCATATAATTTTTCTTTTGCATCTAAAAATAAACCTCTTGCAGAACCACGATCAGGATATCTAGATTTTAATTGCTGTAATTCCTTATGTACATAATCTCCATCAACTTGTAAACGTAACCAAAAATTATATAATGGTTCATATAAATCGTTTACAACAATTTTTAGATTCGGATATTTTTTTGTAATGTGTAATGCGACACTACCCCCACCTAAAAATGGTTCGTAATATACATCATAATCTCTAAGGTCTGGAAAGAATGGTTCCATCTTTTTACAAGCACGAGACTTGCCACCAGGATATCTTAATGGTGTCTTATATTGTTTCATGGCAATCCTATATTTTTTCTTCCATCAAATAATCTATCTTTATACTTTCCATCAGCATATACATAGTGAGAAAATATTTGATACTGTGAGACATCATTAAATTTATTTCTCCAATGTTTTAAATCTCTTCCATGATAAATCATCGCATCACCTCTGTCAAGTTTTATACAATTTGTTCTGTCTTCGTAATCTTTTATACATATTGGCCAAAGATTATCATATTCTCCTCCAAGAGAAAGCGTTACTGATACCTCACATTCTGGTCTATCAAGATGCTCTTTTAAAATAGAATTTTTAAAATAAATTCTTGCGTAAGTATATTGAGGAACAACTTTTTTATTTAAATTCTCTTCTACAATAGAAGAAGTCATTAACATAAGAGTATCAAATGCAGGATCTCCATATATGCAATATGAATTTGGTGCTTGATCATCTCCTCCTTTACAATGTCCATTCTCTGCGATAACAGTAAAATAATTTTTAAGGTAATCTGCAAAAGATGGAGAAATAAAATTTTTTACAACTTTATATCCATTCAACATTAATCAATTGTTTCCCAAATAATATAATCATCAGGGTCTATCTTTTCTCTCATTGGCATATAGGGTGATCTATTTCTACCTCTGTTTAATTCATCCCATTCCATTTGAATTTCAATTAATTCAGTAAGGTCTTTTACAGAGCTAGACATAGATTGATAACCTGCACCAACAAAAATTTGTCCTGCCATTACTGCAAAAGTACAAGCACCCCAGAACAAATAATATTGATAGGATTTAATTTGTGCTTTAGTTTTAGCGAAAGTTGATTTAGTCATAATAATTGTTATTTGAATTCACACTCTACCATAATTTCAGTAAGTGCTGCTAGTAAGTTTATTTCTTGATCAGCAACAAATGCTATTTGGTACTGATATTTAGCGATAACTAATACAGCAGCAGGTATACTTGTTGGAACCATAGCATCGTATAAGTTATCATATATTTTTCTCAACAAGACCGATGGATCATTATCAAGATTAGAAACTACCCATTTGCGAACCTCAGAGAAGTTCTTTTTCTTTAAATTTTTTATTAAATCATTAACTGCTACCTCAGAGAATGCTGCTAGTATTCCACTATCAATCTTACCACCAACAGAGTATCTCTGACATTCATTCAACACTCTTCTCCAATCAGGAAAGTGTTTGTTTATTAATTCTGCTACAACTTTCTTATCACTCTCTACACCCTCCTTCTCTAGAATATAATTTATCCTAGAAAAAAATTGTGATGCTATCTTTGGTTTATCTTTTTTGTTAACAGAGAAGTCAATAACACTGCAGCGTGAATGTAAGGGGCTAATAATCTTGTTCTTATAGTTGCAAGTGAAGACAAATCTACAGTTGGCTGAGAACTCCTCAATAGACGCTCTGAGAAGGAGCTGTACGTCGGAAGTGGTATTGTCTGCTTCGTCGATGATAATGACCTTGTGACTCGCCTCAGACGCAAGAGAGACCGTTGCTGCGAAGTTCTTCGCATTGTTCCGAACAGTGTCCAGAAAACGTCCTTCATCCGATCCATTAATAACATAATAGTCTACTCCTAATTCTTTACATAATGCTTTTGCTACTGTGGTCTTACCAATACCTGGTGGACCTGATAACAATAAGTTTGGTATTTCACCTGCTGTTAAAAAATCCCTAAAAGTTTTCTTAATACTATCAGGGAGAATACAATCTTCAATTTTTTGGGGTCTGTATTTTTCAACCCATATAAAATCACTCATAATAAAATTGCAACTTTACTAATTGCTATGCTCATCAAAAACGCTAACATAATTGCAACATCCCACTGTTTATTTTGAACATAAAAAGGAATACAAATGATATCAGCAATAATGTGCATTATCGCACCATAAAAGGTTGATACATGTAGTATAACAAAATACGCACAAATAATCAACACCGACCCTGTGATTCTTCCTGCGACTAATAAATTCATTTAAAACCTTTAGATTGTTTCTTTGGTTTTGGTTTATCAATAACGTGAACAACTGTTCCTTCAAACCAAGGTGAATGACAATTATTCCACCAATATTCTTGAACCTCATCCCAAGATTCTACCACAAAAGATTTGTTTTGACAAACTATTCGATAATGATGACGGTCATAAGGTATATCAGAAGTTTGAGAAAAATATCTTGGGTCTTCTTTAGAAATTAACTCTGTCATTTTCTTTTGCCCTCCATTCTTTTCTCATTTTAACATATACATCGCTTTTTGCAACAATGTCACGAACCTTTTTGAATACTCTTGCAGACTCAGCATACTTGCTTGTTTCGTGGTCTGCTTCTTGAGGTAATACTTCTTTAGTTCCTTTCTTGTATTTTCGACCAGAGTTATGATTTGCATATCTTCTGGCACGAGTAAATCCCCTTTCTAGAAATTTACGACACATATCCATACCGATAAAGTCTCCTTCATCACGGTAATCAAGATACATCGCAAATATTTTATTAGAGGATATTATTGCCTCTCTAGGAGTTTTGAATCTCCAATGATTACAAATAATGTTAGTATAAGGGCGAACCAGTAGAACTCCTTGCTCTCCCCTTCCAATACGATAAAGTTCACGAGTCTCCGTATTTGTAAAGTCAAGTTTTTTGTAATCGAGGTCATAGTCAAATTCTTTCATAGCCAATTTGGTTGTCTGGATGGGTCACGTAAATAATTAAATGCAGCCCAAGGTTTGGACGATATATAACGTTTGTAAGCAGTAAAAGTGTCAATGCTTGTGTCATATTTAAACTCATCGGGTCCTGCAAATGCGAATTTTTTTGGTCTTTCCAATGTAAATGGAATAAGGTGTCCTGCTTCGAGGACAGTGTTTTCACAACTATGACTTTACCATAGCGATGTGTATACTCTTCACAGAGTGCCATAGCGTGAGCAACTAACCACCAAGCGTTGATGTTAGATTCATTTGCCCATACAGTGCAAGGATGTCCTCTAAAAGCACCCTTATCTGTTTTGTATGGTTCACCATCTTTCTTGTGTATTTCACCGTATCCGTGACCCCACCTTTCAGAGCAAACAATAGCAAGCATTTGACAAGATTCTAAAGGCATCTTGACAATATGTTTGTCAGGTAATACTTGTGCTGATACAGTTGGCGATGGATCGGTTACAAAAATATTCATAATGTAGTTTTATCCTTCTACATTATATTCTATCTCTATAACTTTACTCCGTCTACCCATACTGTTACACCTTATTGATTGGCACATAGTACCATCTAATTCTTCAACAAGAACTTCAATCTGTTGTATGATTTGTTCCTGTAGTTCTTCGTCACTCATCTTTTATAAACTCCTTTTTTTCGTAATCAAATCTTGGATGTGGTTGTGCAGGTTCCCAAGGATTTTTAGATGTATTTTTAAGAACAATAAATTTATCTTTTGCAAAAGTACCTGCAATCTGTACTTCAATATCATCACCATCTTTCCAGTTTATTTCACCCTTTAGATTAGTGTGAAGCATAGCTTCTTGTATCTTATCAATGAGTTCTTGTGTTAGTTTCATATTACCTATAAAGAGGTGGTTTTTTATTACTTATATTAGAGTTAAAAAATGGTATTGTCAACCTTTCTTTCGTACCAAAGGTTTGAACTGCATGTAAAGTTTTACTGTCAACCAAAACTAAACGATTGTAAATATTTTTAATTTTTATAGTTCTATTACTGAGCAGCTTTTTATAATCATGCCTTTTAGCTGCTTCAGATTTTACCTCCCAATTTCTGAGGATTCTATTTTGATGAAAATCAACCGCCAACATTTGTCCCGGTCCTAATCGACCTTTTTCTATT